CAAATGGCTAAGAAAAAAGGAAGTCCTAAACCAAAGAACCCAAAGCTCTATGCTTCAGTAAAAGCTGCGGCCAAGAAGAAATTTAAGGTGTACCCTTCAGCATATGCAAATGCTTGGTTAGTACGTGAGTACAAGAAGCGTGGAGGTACATACGCATAATGGCTAAACCTAAAGGGGGATTAACTAAGTGGTTTAAAGAAGATTGGCGTGATGTCAAGACAGGAAAGAAGTGTGGTCGTTCTGGTAAAGATAAAAAGAAAAGACCTTATCCTGCATGTAGACCTAAAGCCGTAGCAAGTAAGATAAGTAAGAAAGAAGCAAGTAAGAAGACAGGACCTGCAAAGGTTAAATGGTCTGTTACTGCATCAGGTAAAAGAAGAAAGACTACAAGGAAGAAAGCATGAGTAGTAAGGTTTATTCAAATCAACCTAGAAAGCCTATGTTTACTGCTGAAGAAATAGGAAAAGCTGTCCGATTAGCACCAACATCTCCGACACAAAGAGAACCTTTTAATCCTGTACCTAAAAGAAAAAAAGTCACTGGTTATTTTGATGCAAAAAAGGAACAAATATTGACGAGAGAATACTCAACGCCGTATGCTAATGATCCTGATTTACGTGTGGCTAAAGAAACTAACGAAAAATTACGAAAAATACAAGGTAATATAAGTTTTGACTTAAAACCTTTACGTCTAACAGGGTTTGGTAATAGAACAAAAGTAATAGGCAAGGCAAAAGAAAAAGCTACTTACAAAGGAACGCCTGCTGGAACTTACGAACAAAGTTGGAAAAGAATAGAAAATAATATTGGTGGTGCATTAGGGTATCAAATAAACAAAAATAATAGAATTGGTATACAAATAAACAAAAGGTTTTTTGAAAATCAAAAAGGCAGTGAGAATCAAGTCAATTTAAATTATTCTGTGATGGATTTAGGCGGGGGTAATCTTGATGTTTCTTTAACAGGTACAGACCCTTTTAGTGGTAAAAAAACAAAAGCAATGAACTTACGATACAAGGTAGACTTTTAAAATGAAATATGAACGCAGTGAACTAGTTAAGATGATAGCTTTACATGAAGGACTTCGCCTTCAAGTCTACCAAGATCATCTAGGCATCGATACGATTGGAATCGGGCGTAACTTAGAAGACAGAGGTATCACAGACGGTGAGTTATCTTTCATAAACAAGACTATGGAAGATATCTACGAAGTTGGTCTTACTGAAGAAGAAGCTTATTATCTTTGTATGAATGACATAGCAATCGTAGAAAAAGAGCTGCTAGAAAGAAAGCCAATAGTAAATCAACTTAATGATGTACGACAAATGGTGCTTGTAGATATGGCATTTAATATGGGTGTTCCTCGTCTTATGAAATTTAAAAATATGTGGATGGCGATAGAAAAAGTAAATTATCCTCTAGCTTGTGAAGAGATGATTGACTCAAGATGGGCAAACCAAGTAGGTAATAGAGCTATGAAGTTATCCCTAGCTATGAAAAATGGAGAGTGGATATGACCGAAGAAAAGAAGAAATGTGCAACATGTGAATGTTACGAATGTGATTGCGAAGAGTGCAATTGTGAATGCCACAAAGAAGATAACGATGAGGAGGTACAAGGAGTACCAGTGTGATTGAGTTCGTACTAGTGGTTATGATGGGATTAAAGATAATAGACCAAACACAAACCTTCGATAACATAGATAGATGTTTGTACTTTGCAGTAAGATTAAATGATCAAGCAACTATACCACAAAGGGAAGGACCTAACTTACAAATAACAGCGTATTGCAAACCAGTAAGAAAGAAGTAAGATGCCACTTAAAAAAGGTAAATCAAAAAAGACAATCTCTGCTAACATACGAACAGAAATAAGAAGTGGCAAACCGCAAAAACAAGCTGTAGCGATAGCACTATCGAAAGCAGGTAAAAGTAAGAGGAAAAAGTAGGTGTTAGCAGAATTAGCCGCAGCAAATGCCGCCTTTTCGGTTATCAAGCAATTCGTGTCCAATGGTAAAGAACTGAGTGGCTGTGCAAAACACATAAGCGATTTTGTATTTTCAAAAGAAGCAATAGAAAAGAACCTAAAGAAAAAGAAAGCTAAAGGCGTAGGAGGCACAGACCTAGAAGAGTTCATGGCTCTTGAGCAGATAAAAGAAAAAGAAGAAGAACTCAAGAAGATGATGATCTATTTAGGTAGACCCGGATTGTGGCAAGATTGGCAAGCCTTTCAAGCTGAAGCTCGTAAGTCTAGACGCTACCAAGAAAAGATGGAAGAGAAGCGTAGAGAAGAGTTGATGGAATACGTAGGTTATGGAATAGCCTTCATAGTTGTACTATTCTTTGCAGGACTCTTAGCGTGGGCAGCAGGCAAGTGGATGGGAAGATTTTGAGTCCGTGCGTAGGTGTCTGTACGTTGAAAGACAATATCTGCATAGGTTGCAAGCGAACTATTGAAGAAATTAAAAAGGCGTACGAAGATACAAAGAGATTGACATCTAGCTAATCTATCTGTATAATCCCTAAAAGGAGTACACCTATGAAGAAACTAGCGTCACAAGCTTTAGCATTTCAATACAAACTAAAAATTGAGAATGCAGAGAGCTTACTTAATGCTCCTAATACTCCCCTAAATGTATTAGATCAAGCACTAAAAGATATAACAGAAACAAACGCAAAATTAAAAGTTCTTGAAAGTGTACAAAGTACTTAAAACAAAAAAAAAATTTAAAGATACTTATACCAGTTAAAGCTAAACCTATCAGGTTTCTTACACAAAAACAAATAGAAAACATAGATAGGTATTTAAGAAATCCATCTAGAGTAAGTAAGATACGTGAACATTACAGACGTGTTAGTAAACTTAAAGAAAAACTTGAGTCGGAAAAAATAAAATAGATGTCCATCACGTCATATCCAAATGTAATTACTTTTAGTGGTGGTGTAGGATCGTATCCTTACTTCTTACAAGTATCTCGTGGACTTATAGATGGACACAAGCGTGTATTCAAGTTTGGATACAACGGCGACATTGACGACTCAGAAGAGACTATCTGGGATGTAGGTGGTATATATGCTTACCCATCTAGTGCTGTTACCATGACAGCGACAAGTAGTTCAGGTGCTACAGACGAAAATGTACAAGTTACGATTCAAGGTTTAGATGCAAGTTACAATGAATTATCTGAAACAGTAACACTAAACGCATCAGGAACTGCAACAACTACAGGTAGCTTCTTACGTGTCTATCGTGCATTTGTAGCAAGTGGTACAGCATCAGCAGGTAACATCACAATTGCAAATGGTGGTACAACTTATGCTTACTTGTCATCTGCCGACCAACAAACTTTGATGGCACTATGGACTGTACCTGCAGGTTATACAGCATACTTGTTTCAGATAGATACAACAGCATTTACAGTACAGAACAATAAAGTTGCTACGATAAGAATGTTGACAAGAGAACTAAATAAAGTATTTCGTACTCAACAAAAGTTTGATTTATTTGAAGGCTCGTATCATCAAGATATTACTTGCCCACAACCTATACCTGAAAAAACAGATATTGAGTTCCGTGCAATAGCAGATAGCTCAAATGCTGACTTACGAGTGTCAACAACTTTTGATATTATTTACATAGAGAACTAAGCATGGCTGAACGTAAAAAAAGAACCGTTGCTTTAGAACTAACAACAGCCAACCAAGATATTTATACAGTGCCTGCACGATTTACAACCGAAGTAAACAGCATATATATTAACAATGCTTCTAGTTCTTTGGTTACATTTAGTTTAGATTGGTACGACGCAGCATCAACAACGTTCTATACTTTAGCTGAACTTGTTGAACTACCTGCAAACTCGCTACTACAAATTACAGATTATCCTTTGTATTTGATTGGTAGTGACAAGATACGAGGTCTTGCAAGTGCAAACAGTGCTGTAAATATAACAGTATCCCTAGAGGAGTTCTTTCAGACTTCTCTATAATTTAGCCCAAAGGAGAAATAAATGGCTATCACAACCGCAATGTGTAATAGCTTTAAGACAGAACTACTAGGTGGTCTGCATGATTTAGATACAGACTCACTTAAAATTGCTCTTATTAAAGCATCGCCTACAGGTACATACAATGCTAGTACAACTAATTACTCTGACGTAACAGGCAATTCAGATGAAGCATCGGGTACTAATTACAGTGCAGGTGGACAAGTACTTGATGGTGCAGCTATTTCACTTTCAGGTTCTACTGCCATTGTTGATTTTACCGACGAAGTCTTCACTGACGTAACTGTTTCTGCAGATGGATGTATCATTTACAATACAGCAAACAGTAACTCTGCGATTGCTGTTATTGATTTTGGTGGTACTGTTTCTGCTACTGCAGGTGATTTAACAATTGAATTTCCCGCTGCTGACGCAAGTAACGCTGTAATACGTATTGCTTAAGGAGTAGGCTGTGGCGATCATAGCACAGTCAGCACGATACGGTTCAGGTCTATACGGAACATCTGAATATGGCGTAGTCAACCTTACCGCTAGTATTAGTGGTGTTTCTGCTACAGGTACTATTGCTCCTGTAGTTGCGGGTGGCTTCGAGATTGATATTAGTGAAGTTATATCTGCAGGTGTTAGTGCTACAGGTAGCATAAATACCCTAACTGTTAACATTATAGAAAAACTAGAAAGTGTATCAGCTACAGGTTCTGTAAATACAGTTACTTCTACAGGTACAGCAAATGTAACACTCATAGGTGTTGAAGCTGTTGGTTCTGTAAACACTGTAGAAGAAAAGCCTACAGAAGCATTAGATAGCGTAAGTGCTACAGGTTCTGTTAACAATGTAACTGTTAACATTATAGAAAAACTAGCTAGTGTATCTGCAACAGGTACAATAGGCACACTTGCTATCAGTAATACAGTTACACTTACAGGCGTAAGTGCTACAGGTTCTGTAAACACAGTAGAAGAGAAACCAACTGAAGTTTTAAGTAG